TTATGAAATTCTGGCTAGAATCATTACAAGAAAATGCCTTTGATGTATTTATTGTAACAATAGTAATAATATCAATTATTTTATATCATTATCTACAAAGATGGTATCTTCATAAACATCTGCAAGAAATAAAAAATATACTTTTAGAAATATTTGATGAGGTAGAAAAATGATGATCCTAGATATATCAGAATATTTATTAAATGGATTACTATTCTTAATGGTGGTTCATTATGTAATGTTTTTAATTAATAGGTACTTAAAACCATAAAGGAATAAACTATGCAACCACATACCGAACCTTGTCCAATGTGCGGAAAGAATGAGGATGAGTATGAAAGAAAGAGGAAAGAAAGAGAAACAAAAAAGAAAGAAATAACAGCATTCATTGTTGGAAGAAGATCAGTAACTCTTTTTAGTAGAAGAGAGAATGAAATCTTTGATGCAATATATTATCTAGGCATAAGAGACTTACAGCAAGTTGCGGATAACTATGGAATCTCTTACCAAGCTGTACAAAATTATCATGATAGAGCTATTGATAAATTAATTGATCTAGATTTTGAATTATGAAAATAATTAGTTTAGGAATGGGAGTGCAATCTACTGCTTTATATTTTTTAAGTAGTGTAAAGATGATAGAAAGAGCAGACCATGCTATCTTTGCTGATCCCGGTGCGGAGCTTCCTAGAACTTATGAAATGTTGGAAATGTTACAAGAATGGGCAAAGTATAACGATGGCATTCCTATTCATGTTGTTAATGAAAGAAACCTTTTGCAAGATGTATTAAAAAAACAAAATTCGCAAGGTGCAAGATGGGCATCAATACCAGCATTTAGTGAAAGTGGTGGAATGGTTAGAAGGCAATGCACAGGAGAATACAAGATTCAGCCTGTAATAAAAAAGACTAGAGAGTTGCATGGATTGAAGCCAAGACAAAGAATGCCAAAAACAGAAATGTGGTTAGGGATTACACTAGATGAAATACAAAGAATGAAAGAAAGTCAATTACCAAGAATTGATTATGTATATCCATTGATAGATCAAAGAATGAGCAGAGGAGATTGTTTAAAGGTTTTTAAAAGATTTAACTTTCCAATACCTCCAAAATCATCATGCACTTTTTGTCCTTATCATTCAGATAAGAATTGGAAAGAAATAAAAGATAACCATCCAGAAGAATGGCAGCAATGTATAAATGTAGATAATGCAATAAGGGATTCATCTAAAAGAGGATCAAAAGATAAGATGTATTTGCATAGATCATTAATACCATTAGAAAGAATAGAATTTGCAGATCAACAAGAATTGTTTATGTGTGAAGAAGGATTTTGTGGATTATAAAAATTTTGTAGAATAACAAATGTAATAAAAACAAATACATACAAAGCGTTTTTTCATATTTTTGTTTGTATTATTATGTAATAGTAGAGGTACGATTTAACCTCACTCGCTGAAAATGATGATATATATGGGCGATAGACAGGAATAAATCACAGTTGTCCGGGCAACTAACAAAAAAAATATGAAGATTGAACTAGAGCAATTAAAAAAAGAAGGCATTAGTTTGAATGTTGAATTGGTGGGTCTTAAAAACCTCAAGATCAATCAATGTTGGAGGCTAGAGTTTGATGTACCTTCAACAGAACCAGACCTCCCCAAACTCATGGAAAAACTTAACAAACCTCTAGCAATGGGTTTAATAGATCATGAGTGATAAACAGACCGAAAACAGACGACCAGATGGAAAGTTTGCAAAAGGTAATACTTTAGGTAAGAGATTTAAAAAAGGCCAATCTGGAAACCCAAATGGAAGGCGTGGAGCATTAGCTGATATTATCAATAGAGTTTGGGATGAACAGGATGAATCTGGACTTACTCAAAAAGAAAAGATGGTTCGCAGAGTGTTAAGTATGGCCATGAATGGATCAATGAATGCAGTTACTTACCTATCAGATAGAGCAGAAGGTAAAGCAAAAGAAACCAAAGAAATATCACATAGAACCGAACCAATAAAAATATTAAGCATTGATTAATGGCAACCTTATCAGCATCAGTAAAGAAAAGATTGACAGCATTAGCAAGGAAGAATAAAATAAGACCTACATCATTATTTAAAGTATATCGCAGAGGATTAGGTGCAGCTGTAGGTTCTGGAACAAGACCGGGACAAACACCATCAAGCTGGGCAAGTGCAAGAGTCAATTCATTTATAAAGATTGCAAAAGGTAGGAAGAAGATTAAACATGATCCAGACCTAGCAAGGATGGAAAGAAAGAGAAGAAGATGAAGGTGAAAGGTGTAGAGATAGGAGGATTGAATAAGAGACAAATGGCAGCTATGGTTAGACATTCAAGACATCATAGTGTAAAGCATTTGAGAGCTATGGTTTCTGCGATGAAGAAAGGAAAATCATTTACAGAATCTCATAGGATAGCTATGAGGAAAGTAGGATCATGAAGATTCGCAAAGTAGCAAAAGATAAAACTTATAAGAGTGTGCCAAAGAAGTATCTTTCTGGCGTTAAAGGGAGCAAACGTTCACAAAGAGGAAGAGACTTGGCAAGGATGCAAAGGCTATATAAGGCCGGGAAAAAAGTTCCTAAAAGTTTGATGCAAAGAGTATTTGGTTAATTGGAAAATAGATCAAATAAGAAGAGAGATTGTTCAGCATTCAGCGAAAAGAAAAGTCTTGGTAGCTGGAAGAAGGTTCGGAAAATCTCATCTGTCATTGATATGGTTACTATCAAGAAAGATAGAGGAAGGAGAGAGAAGGTGGATCATTACACCAACATACAGGCAAGGAAAATCAACAACATGGAAGCTAATGCGACAAGTGTTTAGAGATTACAAGTGTCAGATCAATGAATCTGAATTGGCTGTTAAGTTACCGAATGATGCGGAGGTAGCTATCAAAGGAGCAGAGCAAGAGAATAACCTTCGTGGTGCTGGTCTTGATATGGTAGTGATGGAAGAATATTCATATATAAAACCTCATGTTTGGGATGAAATAATATATCCTATGCTTACAACAACAGATGGAGATGCTTTCTTTATTGGTACACCTAATGGATACGATCATTTATATGATGCTTATCTTAGAGGCCAAGGCAATGATCCAGATTGGAAATCATGGCAATATACAACTGTGGATGGTGGATATGTACCAGAAGAAGAGATTAAGAAAGCTAAGTCAATGATGGATGAAAGAGCTTTTAAGACAGAGTTCTTAGCATCATTTGAAACCACAGGGAACAGAGCAGCTTACAACTTTGATCGGAATACTCATGTAAAGAAAGCAAGTCAATTATCTAGAAGCTTATTCTGGGGAATTGATTTTAACGTTGATTATATGAGTGCGGTTCTTGGCTGTGAATATACAGATGGCACAATACATTACTTTGATGAGATAAGGCAAACTAATAGTAATACTGAAGAGATGGCCAAAGAGATGAGAAAGATAGCACCGAATGTCTCTGTCTACCCGGATGCAGCCGGATCAGCCAGATCAACAACCAGCAATCGCTCGGATCATATGATTCTAAAAGAGTTTTCTTTTCATGTTGTATCAAAGAAAGCAAATCCTCCGATCATAGATAGATTGAATGCTTTGAATCGTATGTTAAAAGATGCCAATGGTAGAATCAGAATGACAGTTGATCCGAAGTGTATATATTTAATAAAAGATTTAGAACAAGTACAAAGATCAAGAGATGGAAAGATTGATAAGAGTGATATAGCTCTTACTCATATGCTTGATGCTTGTTCGTATTACATTAGTTACAGACATCCAATAATTAGCAGAAAGCCTGTTAGTGTGGAATGGTAGAGTTTATATGCGGTGTCTTGTTGGGAGCATTGGGAGCGATATTTTCACTTCATGTATATGGAGTAAGGTTACAGGATAAACAGATGAAGAAAAATCGTGAGTTATTATGGTATATATCAAGCCTTAAAGATAAGGTGGTAAACTGATGCAATATTATGATATGATAACAATCCCGGACATGGGAAGTAAAGCAGTATTTGAAAGCATTAAGAATGCAGAGGATGTTGTATTAAGAGAAGATTATAAACGTAGGCAAATGGGATTAGATTTCTATTATAATAGAGATATTGAGGAGTATGTGAAGGATTACTTTCCCGGTACTTCATTAAGTCAGATACCTCCATTACCATTAGGTAAAATTGTTTCTCGCTTTGCTAGAGCTAGAATGATGTTATACAAAGCACCAGCTAAAAGATTTGTAGGTGGTGAACTAGCAGAAGAATATCTATCCTATACACATCATCTTAATTCATCATCTAGAATAGCATCAGAGTTAGCGTGGTTATTAGGTACGATCCATATTAAATCAGTATGGAATGATAGAAAGAAAAAGATTGAATATCATATTCTCCCTAATGTTAGAGAATATTATTATGAGGGTGAGCTAGAGCCTTATGGTTATTCGTATGAGCGTGGTAAGAATGCTAGAGGTGATCGAGAGTTTGTGTTCTGGTCAGAGGATAGAGATGGTGAACCGGGAATGCACTTCCTATATGATATTAATGGTCGTATCTATCCATTACCGGGGAATCCAGAAATGTTGAATCCCTATGAGATGAATCCAAT